AAGTCCTGGCGCATGAAGCGCGCCGAGACCTTGTCGCCACCGGTGATGGCTTTGACCTTGGACTCGTTCCAGCGCCGCCCCTGCTCGGTTTCGATGGAGGCAACGAAGCGCGCACCGCGCAGCCCAGCCAGATCGGTCGGGTGACGGTCACCGCGGGCCTCCATGAAGGTGTCCATCGGCGCGCTCGTGGCGTAGTCGCCGAGGATGGTCGCCAGCGTGTTCACGAACACCGACTTGCCGTTGGCGCCGGTGCCGTAGAGGAAGAACAGCGCGTGCGCGCTCGTCGCCCCAGTCAGGCAATAGCCCACCATGCGCTGCAGGTAGTTCTGCAGATCGGCGTCGCCGCCCGTGACGTCGGCGAGGAAGGACAGCCAGCGCGGGCACGCACCTGCGGGCGTGGCGGTCGCCAGCTTGGTCATCCGGTCGGCGCGGTCGTGCGGACGCAGTCGTCCCGTCCTGAGATCCACCACGCCGCCTGGCGCGTTCAGCGCGAAGAGATCAGCATCCCATTCGTCCGAGCTCGCCGCGTGCCGGCGATCTGACCGCGCGAGCCGGTCCACGCCACCGACCGTGCTGCTGGCCAGCAACTTGGCCGCCAGCCGGTGCGAGTCGACCTTGACCGCCGCCTCACGGCAGATCGAACGGATCAGGTGATGGACGAGCAAGGTCTCGTCGGACTGCCAATGCGTGCCGGTCCACACCAGCCACTTGCCCCAGGCCGCGCAGTAGCGCCAGTCGTCGGCGTAGCGCACCGTGAAGGACAGTGCCAGCGCGTCGTCGGTCGCCCACACCGTGGCTTCCTGCGAGCACACGGCGCTGGACGGCTTGATGCACATGCGCGGGCCCGAGCTGAGGAAGGCGTCGACGTCGAAGCCCTCGGCCATCGCGTCGGCCGCGTCCCAGCCATCGGGCTTGTCGTCGGGCGGCAGTAGAACGTCGCATGAGGCGGCGCCGGCGGCCAACACCGCTTGGGCGGCCGCCATCGCGTAGTCCCAGCCCGGCTTGTCGCGGTCAGGCCAGATCAGCACCGCCTTGCCCTCCAGCGGCGACCAGTCGGTCTTATCGACCGGCGCGTTGGCGCCGTGCATGGCAGTGGTGGCCACGACACCGACGGCGATCAGCGACTGCGCGCACTTCTCGCCTTCGACCAGGACCGCATTAGGCGCAGTCGCGAGGCCGGGCTGGTTGTAGAGCGGACGGGGCTCAGGCGGTGCCATCTTGCGGCGCTTGGCATCCCAGGGCCTGAACTCCTTCTTGCGCCCGGGCGGGTCGTAGCGGTAGACGACGGCGATCAGGCTGCCGCCGGCATCGAAGTAGTCCCACTTCGCCGTGGCCGGCCCAAGATCGTCAACGGGCGCCACCTTCTTGCTCGTGCGCGCTGGAACTGCAGGCACGTGCCCGACCAGGTCCGCCGCGTGCTGCAACACCCGCGGGAAGTCGGTCTGCACGTTCGCGCCCAGCACCACGGCGATCAGGTCGAAGATGTCGCCTCCGTCCCCGGTCGCGCGATCCGTCCACAGCCCGGCCTTGTCGCCTTCGAGTACGACCTCGAGGCTGTCGCCGGGACTGCCGAGCGCGTCGCCGATCAGGAACTTGCCGCGGCGCTTCTTGCCCGCAGGGAACATGGCAAACAGCACCGATTCCAGGCGAGCGAGCAGGTCGGCACGCACTGCGTCACGTTCGGTCGCCGTCGCCTGCGGAAGGTCGATGTCATTGAAGTCCAGCATCGGCTCCCTCTCCGGCGGCCTCGACGCTCACCTGCGTCTGCTGGGCGTTGATCCAGTCGGCGAGCTCGTTCAACTTGAAGCGCACGAGCTTTCCGACCAGGTAGTGGGGCAGGCCGAGCCGGCGACGTACCTTGGGTTGGGTGAGCCAGTGCATGGGCAGGTTCAGACACAGCGCCGCCTCGCGCGCGTTGACGAGGCGCTCGCCAAGCACCTGCGCCAGTGGTGAGTTGCTCATGGCGTGTTTCTCCAGCACCGGTCCTGCCACTGGCACATCCGGCATTCGAAGTGGGTGGAATCGTTGAAGCCGCGCGGCAGAAGTTCGCCAGCGTCGGTGGCCGAGATCACCTTGAGGGCGCGGTCCGACATGCGCTGCGCCAGCGCGGCGTCGAAGGGCACGAGCTCGGTGTAGATCTCCATCGTGTCGGCGTTGATCGCCGTGAAGATCGCCGGGTGTTCGTGCAGTTCGAGATAGGCCTGGTAGACCGCAACCTGCGCCGCGTAGATCGGCTTGGCCACGGCTAGACGGTTCTTCTCCAGCTCGCGCCAGGACTTCGAGCCCAGGCACTTGTTCTCCCACAGCGCCGGGTAGCCGCAGCCATGCCCAAGGGCGGGGCCGGCGACGACGACGCCATCGACATGCCCCTGGAGCCGCCCGCCGAGTGCGGAGAAGCCGAACTGCTCGCCGTCGGCTTTGCGCGTGCGCAGGTCAAAGCCCGCGTCGCGCAGCCACGCCACCATGCAGTCCTCCATGACGTGGCCGCGCTCGAAGATGCGAAGCAGGCGACCTTGCGTCTCGCGGCCCGGGTCGACCGGCGCATGTGCGAACTCGTACTGCAGCGCGCGCTCACACGACGCACCCAGACGCGATCCACCGAGGTACGGACGCGGCGATTGCTGGGCCCGAGCCCGTTGCATGGCAGCGTCCAGCAGCACCGTGACCTGGCCCGAGATGCTGGCCGTGGAGTTGAAGTCGATCATGACTTCCCTCCTTCCCGGTCGAGCCAGGGCAGGTCGTCAACCATGTCAGCGAAGGGGCTCGCCATCGGGTCGGCCGTCGGCGCCATGCCCCGCACTGGCGGGAACTTGGTCGTCTCATGGTGCTCGACCATCGCCTCCGTGTAGCAGGTGACGATGGCGTCGATCACCTGCATCGCCTCGGCCTCGGAGTAGTCGCCCAGGGGCTTGGTGAACCCGATCTCGCCTGCCGCCTCGCCGAAAGCCTTGAGGCACTTCTTCATCGCAGCCAGCTCGGCATCAGACGGATCGATCATGGCGACCCCCTTGATGTCGGTGCGCCCTTCCCGGACGCGCAGCCAGTTGCCGTACAGCGCATGGAACGCTTCCTGGCAACGGCGCGAGCAGAACACCCAGTCGATGGGGTAGCGCCGGGGATCGCCGACACCGTGTCGGTTGTCGGTGTGGCCGAATCCCCGGGCCTGTCGTTTGCAGACCCAGCATTTCACGCGCCCCCCTTACTGAGCCCAGGCCGGCTTGCCGGGGATAGTGGGACGCGCCGCCTGCGGCGCCGGCGCGGCCACACGCGGCTGCGGCGGGGCGACCGCGGCGCTGGCGGCGGCACCGGCGACCTGCAGGTAGTCGGTCTGGTCAGGCTCGACGGCCATCTTCACGACGTTGCGCAGGTCGCCGCGACCGTCTTTCTCGACGTCGATGCGCGCGACGAACTCCAGGCCGTCGAGTTCATGGAAGCCCTGGATGCGGCGAGCGGCCGCGGCCTGGGGCGAGTTGTCCTGTGGGCGGACGTTGCGCGCGCTGTTGAGCGCCGCACGGAGGAAGGTCCGCCCCATGTTTCCCCAGGCCGGGCCCTTCGGGCTGTGCAGGCCGACGTTGGACCAGAGCTTGCGGCGTGCGAATTCGCCCTCCAGCACCACGAACTCACAGGCCAGGTAGACCGAGCCAGTGTCGAAGCTCTGCGTGGCGTAACCACCGGTCCAGCCCTGGGCTGCGTCGTCGTGGCCACCGGGCTTGATCGTCATGCGCACCTTGGCAACCGTGCCCTTGGGGATCAGGTCGAAGTGCTGCTGCTGTTCGGCGTCGTTGAAATCGTTCCATGCGGACATGGCTTACTCCTTGGATGTCTGGGGTTGGGTGGCGGCGGCGCACTTCTGGATCAGCGCGCGCAGGTCAGGCGGCTCCAGCAGATCGAGCTGGCCGGAGCGGTCCTTGGCCGGGTAGCCGTAGGGGTTCAGGGTGTGGGTGACGAAGGCGCGGTACGGACTGCCGTCCTCGACCTTGATCTCGGCGAGCGTCACGACCTCGTCGACGATGCCGGGCAGCTCGGCGGCGGTCTTCGCGCCCTCGATCTGCGGCACGAACACCTTGCGGTTGAAGTCGTCGATGCGCTCGTCGAGGATGGCCACGAACACCACATGCTTGCCGCGTGCGTGCTGCAGGTGCATCAGCGCGCCCAGCATCTCGGTGCCCAGCAGGCCATAGGCGCCGCGCGTGTCGGGCTTGCCGGTACGCTCCGAGATCGCTTGCGGCTGGGCCTTCGACCAGATCAGCGCCAGTCGTGCGAGCACGGTGATGCTGTCGACGAAGTAGCAGTCGTACTTGGCCAGCTGCCCCGGGTCACCGTAGCGCTCGCACACGTGCCGGTAGTGCGCGTCCGAGAACGGCGCCTCGGGCGGCAATGCCGGGTTGGGGCCGGCCAGGAACACCACCAGATCCCGGAACTCTGGCCAGGTGGTCGGGCGCACGCAGTCGCCGCGCCAGTCCTTGACCGCGAGGTCGCCGGCCTCCAGGTCCACGAACAGTGTCGAGGCCTCGGGCAGGGTCTTGAGCTGGGTCGTCTTGCCGATGCCGCTCTTGCCCAGCAGCACCAGCTTGACGCCCTTCTTCTCGCGCAGCCGCTGGTCGGCGGTGATGATCGGGAGCGCCATCACGCCACCTCCTTCAGCTGCTCGGCGACGGCCGGGTTCCAGAGGATCTGGTAGCCGCTGTGACCGTTGCGGGAGAACGGCATGGCCTCGGCCCACTGCTCACCGGCCTCGGACAGTTCCCACTCGTCGCGCTCGTTGCGGAACTGCAGGCCGTGATCAGCCAGGAGCCGATTGGTGGCCTTGGCCGACAGGCCGAGCGACTTGCCGAGTTGCGTGGCATTGAGCGCACAGATCGGCGCGTTGGCCGCCGGCAGCGCCCGGCGCAATGTCTCGATGACCAGGCCGGTGTTCTCTTGGATGCAGGTGAGCGTCGCCGCCATCGCAATGCCGGCCTTGACGCCCGGCACCCTGGCGACGGCATCACCGATCAGCAGGATCGACGAGACGCGGTCCTGGGTCGGCGCGGAAAGCACCGGCTGCACGCCAACCACCGCGAAGGCGCCGGTCTTGCGGATCGCGGGCAGCACTTCGCCGGTCACCCAACGCTTGAAACGCTTGGCCGCGTCCTTGGTGCTGCCCAGGATGAGGGCGTAGAGCCCGGACTCGTTGACGTGGTTGGCCCGCTGCGGGCGGCCGAGTGCATCGGTGATCTCCAGTTTCTGGAGGTCATCGCCATCGACGTGGGACTTCAGCGCCTGGGACGGATTGCCCAGTTCCAGCGCCTCGCAGACGTCGCTGGCATTGAACCAGGGCTGGCCGCCGTCATCGACCTGCACGCGCACGGCGTGCGTCTCGAACTGGAAGGGGATGATCGCGGACATGGTCACGCCTCCTCGGTGAAGGTCAGCCGGAACGACGGCTTGCCGGGCTTGACGGTGCGGGCTGCCTCGAACTGCGAGCGCAGTGCGGTGGGCCAGTTGTTGAAGCGCGACTCGGGCACGCTGAACTCGACATCGAGGTAGTCCTCGACCCGTTCGCCGGAGGCGGCGATGCGCTGGGCGATAGCGGCCAGCTGCGGCTGATCCCAGGACACGCGCTTCGGCTGATCGGCCGTGACGCGCAGCGCACCGGCGCTGAAGTGGACGGTTCCGAAGTCCTTGCCCGAATCGGCGCGGGCTGCGCGCTCCAGTTCGCCGAAGCGGCGGACCAGCGCGGTGTCCAGCTTGGCCTTGGCCTGCTTGGTCCAGTCCTGCAACTGCTCCAGGTGGTGCTGGACCTCGGCCAGTTGGTCAGGAGGCAGCGCCTCCAGTTGCGCCACCGACATCTCGGTGAGCTGGGCGGGGTAGATGGTGAGATCGCTCATCGTTTCCCCCTTCAGCGCACGGCGCGCTCGGACGTCGAGTCGTGCAGGGCGTAGTGCTCGAAGTCGACGACGGCGTCGAGCGGATAGCTGACGCGCTTGGACAACTTCAGGTAGCGGGGCCCGCGACCTTCGCTGCGCCAGCGCTGCAGCGTCTTGGGGCTGACGCCCCAGCGCTGCGCGAGCTCGATCTCCGTCAGGACCCGACGGTCGCTGGGGGAGAGACTGTTGATCGCCTGGTGGGGCGACCGGGGAATGGTGCTTGCCGTTGTCGGCATGGAAGCCTCCTATGACGCTGTTGAGGAACAGGTGTCATTGCAGGCTTCGGGCGGCGAACTTAGGAGGGACGCAATGGCGAACCACGCCGGAACTTCTGGTTCGCCAATCGATGCGATGCCGGAAACGAAGACGGCGAGCGCAGGGCTCGCCGTCGATTTGGGTGTCTGCCGATCTCAGGCGGTGGTGCTGTCGAACCCTAGCGCCTTGCGCTGCTCGGACCAGTCGCGCGGGAGCAGTTCGTGGCGGCCGCGCAGCACCTGCAAGTTCAGGTGCCGGGGCTGTCGACCATCGAGGATGGCCTCGATGATGTCGGGCGCCAGCATGGTGAGCCGCAGCACCTCCGCCACCCAGCCAGGCTCGAGCTTCAGCGCCCGCGCGAGATCGGTGGCGGTCGGGTAGCGACCCTCGTCGAGCAGGCGCTTCCAGTAGAAGGCCTTGCCCAAGGTCTTGATCATCGGGACGTCGAGCCCGCCCGATGCCCGCGCGGCTTCCCCGGCTGTCGGAGGAATGAGCAGCTTACGGTTCTGCCGACGCTTGATCGTCAGCGGGACCAGGGTCACGCGCTGCTGGCCGCTGACGTAGCTGCGTGTGTCTGTGCCGACCTCGATGCGCACGGTGAGAAGGCGCGGATTGCCGGCAGGTGCGTTGTTCTCTTCGGTCATGCCAGGGCCTCCTCCTGCATGTCGCCGGCCTCCTCGACGAGGGGGTGCTCGAAGATGTCAGGGCCGAGTCCAATCCACCCATCGTCTCGCCAGTGGATGTCGATGCCTTGCTCGTGCATCTGCACGCGCTCAATCAGCAGGCGGGTCAGCCGCTGCTGCTCGGCCGGGAACAACTGCTCCCACACAGCGCCGATGCGCTGCATCGCCACGACCACCTGCGCCTCGTCGAGTGCCGCGCCGGCCGGATGGCGCTGGCACGCACGCCATGTGCCGATCAGCACCTCCGGCGCGGACAGCGCCTCGTGGATCTGGGCCAGCACCGCGTTTTCGATCTCGGCGGCCGGCAGGTGCCCGACATCGGGTACGCCTGGCGACAGGGTGGCGCCGGCGTTGCGACGCTTGTGAAGGTAAGGGACGTAGTAGCGGTACGTCCGCCCGTTCTTCTTCTTGACGAAGGTGTGCAGCATGCGCTGGCCATCGGGAGCGAAGAGCAGCCCGGCCAGCAGCGCTGGGTGCTTGGCACGGTGCTCACGCGGCGCCTGCTTGCGGCGCTCGACGAAGGCGTGTGCGGCGTCCCACAGCGCCTGCGGCACGATGGCCTCGTGCTGGGCGGTGAACCACGTGCCTTTGTTGCGGATCTCGCCGAGGTAGATGCGGTTGCGCAGCATGGCGAAGATGTACTGCTGATCGATGGGCCGGCCGGTCCGTTGTCGGCCGTCCTGCGTCACCCACGCCTTGGTGGTGTGTCCCTCGACGGCCATCTCGCGCACCAGACGCGCGGCCGATCCATGTTCGGCGTAGCGCCTAAAGAGGTCGCGCACCAAGGCGGCCTCGCGTTCGTTGACGATCAGCTTGCGCTCGACGACGTCGTAGCCCAGCGGCGGCATCCCGCCCATCCACATGCCCTTGGCCTTGCTGGCCGCGATCTTGTCGCGGATGCGCTCGCCGGTGACCTCGCGCTCGAACTGGGCGAACGACAGCAGGATGTTGAGCGTGAGCCGCCCCATCGACGTCGTCGTGTTGAACTGCTGCGTGACCGAGACGAAGGACACGCCATTGCGGTCGAAGACTTCCACCAGCTTGGCGAAGTCAGGGAGGCTGCGCGTCAGGCGGTCGATCTTGTAGACGACGATGATGTCGACCCGCCCGGCCTCGATGTCCGCCAGCAGGCGCCTGAGTGCGGGGCGTTCCACGTTGCCGCCTGAGAAGCCACCGTCGTCGTAGCCGTCGTTGACGGCGATCCACCCCTCGTGGCGCTGGCTGGCGATGTAGGCCAACCCTGCATCACGCTGCGCCTCGAGGCTGTTGTATTCCTGGTCGAGCCCTTCGTCGGTGGACTTGCGCGTGTAGACGGCGCAGCGCTTCTTCGGCGTGATCGGGTTCACCGGCGTTCCCGGTTGTCGGTTCGCCCTCATGCCGGCTCCTTCTTCTTGTCCCCGGACTTCAGGCCGAAGAACACAGGCCCGGACCAGTGCGTGCCGGTGATGTGGCGTGCAACCGCGGACAGGCTCTTGAATCGCTGACCCCGGTAGTCGAAGTCGAAGGGGCCACGCACCAGGACGCGGTGCTCGATGTCGTCGTACATGCGCGTCAGCACGGTGCCCGGCAGCAGACGGTTGGCGTCGCGGCGCAGCTGCCGGGGCAGGATTCCCGTCTCGCCGATCTCCTCCAGCTTGCGGCGCACCGAGGACTTGAGCCCGCCGAGGGCGCGCTCCTGGATCTTGTAGGCCAGCCGGCTCTCCAGCCAGGTGCGGTGGTGGTGGTTCGGGCGTTCGTCAAAGTGCTCGTCCCACAACGCCCAGAGGCTGTCCATCGGCAGGTACGGAAGCTGGGCGATGCGGGCGGTGATGGCGGCCGCGTCGGTGTGAGGTGTGTGTGCCGTCATGGGCGAACTCCGTTGTCGTGATCCGGGTTCGCATTCACGCGCTCCTGGCCGACGAAGCCAAGGCCAACCGCGTCGCTGTCGGCGGCGATTGAAGATTCGGATGGTGGCTGGTGCTGCCCGCGCAGCCGCAAGAGTGCGGCGGCCAGCAGATCAACGACTTCTTGGTGCGCGTGCCGTGGCCGGTCGGCAGCAGGAGAGAGGGAGACGGGTTCGAGTTCGTGCATGGCAAGCGTTCCTATGGAAAACGCTTGTCATGCTAGGAATCGAGGGGGCTCCGCGTAACGTGTTTCGGCGGGAATGCGCGGAGTTCCGGCGTCGAAGTTGCGCTATGCATCCTTGGGCCGATACCAAGCGGCGCGACGCCCATCGACATCCCGGTACCGAAGCTCGAACAGGCGGGACTCATGAACCACCTGCCGCCAACTGCTGCACCCGTACTTGCCGGGAAGTTGCTCGGGGTGCCGCTCGGCAATCCAGCGCCCAGCCGATGCGACGGGCGTCCAGCCGTCGACGGCCAACGCTCCAGCAGCTTCACGCAATACGCGGACAATTCCCGCAGCAGGCCAGTCCACGGTGCCATCGGGAGCGATGCCGTTGGCTACCAGGTCGTGGAACGCATCTGACTGCACGAACTCGGCTGTCAGGCGCCGGGCCTGATCCATGTGTTCGGCCCATCCCCGGAGTTGCTCGAAGTGTTCGTCGATGCGACTGTAGGCGGCAAGCAGCGCATCGTTCGCGCCACGACATCCGTCCAGACTCCACAGGTCGTGCTGATCGATGAAGTGGTGCACCAGGTTGTTCCGCAGCAGCACCAGTTCCTTCAGATCGGCCTCCGTCCGTGCGTAGTCCTCAGCGGACATGCTCATGGACGTCCGCATCCTGAACGACATGACGTCGTTGGGTGCTTTGTCTTCGACCTCGTCGGAATTGTCGGCTTCGTCGGTCACAACGTACGACCCGACGAAATAGCCAACGAGGGTGCCAAGCGTCTTCGTGGCGGTGTCAGCAATGCGCTCCGCACGGATCGACTCCAGAGCATGGGCCGGTCCAGCGATGTCGTGATGCGCCACGATGGCCTTGATGAGACGCTCGTACTGCTGCAGGCGCAGCAAGCATCGACCCAGTAACCGCTGAACTTCACGTTGAAGCGCTTGCAGCGATTCTTCAGTAGGCATCGTTGTCATGGGGCGGGCGTCGCTACCGTTCCGAAGTCGTCGGGTGCCCATTCGATGCGAACTGGTCGGAGCAGTCAAAGCTGTTTTCGTCTTGCCATGTCCGATCCCACGAGCGTGGTTCTGCGCTTTCCAGCAACAACAGTGTGATCACCCGGTCCCGGTCGGTGTAGGAATGCTTGAACTCGCGCAACTTCATGTGTGCGTCCTCCTCGGCGCACCAGATTGCCGCGGAGCACTCCACGCCTTCGAAGCATTGCAGCACGCTTGCGTCGGCGGCCAGGGTGCCAGCGAATGGCTCTTGCGCGGATTCGGTCTGTCGGATGCGTGCGCGGGTCAAGCGCGCGTTGCGGCTGGGCCGCTGGTACTTGAGGAAGCCCTGATCCCAGTGGATCAAGATCGCGCGCTGGTCGGTCGCTTCGATGAAGCGCAGGCACAAGGCTTCGAAGGAGACTTCGAAGGTGCGCGCGATGTCGCTCAAGAGGTGCAGCGTGACCTTGCGCTGATCGCCGAGGAAACGCCGCAGCAGATCCATGGGCATGAGCAGGTTGCTGGCGAACTCATTGGCCTCGCGTTCAATGTTGCGGCCATCGAACTGGCCCGAGGTGACGCCGCCGTTGTCGCATTCGAAGCGGCTCTGCAGCGCGCGGTGCAAGATGAAGTGGCCCAACTCGTGCGCGATGGTGAAGCGG